CTTTCTTTACAAGACGATTAATAATAGGAACATCAAAACAGAATCCGTTGTGAAATATAAACTTATCGTATCTGTTACAGTAGTCAATAAATCTTTCCTTCTCTTCTTGTATTGTTGTTAGGTGTACGAAGTGTTCCTTCTCACCTGTCTGCACATCCTCTGCACAGATGCACCAAATCTTTTCAGGAGTCAGTGATTCTGTCTCGATGTCCATTGCAACTATCTTCATAATCTATCTCACTTTATTCCAATGTTTTTCTTCAAATGTTTTTATTCTATGGCAGTTTGCACATAGCACTTCACAATTAGACATCTCAATTTTTAATTTTAGTTTTCCTTTAGTGTTATTTTTTAATACAGCATGATGGGCAATCTCACCCATTGTGTATTTTTTGAGTGATCTATTTATGTGATTAAACTCTAATGCTGCATGATGTTCTTTGTAACCACACTCAGCACAACCTTTAAATAATTTAAACCTTCTTATTATTTGTTGACCACGATGATAAGTCTTTCTTTTTCTTTCAGCATCCCAAGTTTTATACTCTTGACTTCTAACTCTTTCAGTCATCATCATCTCCTGTAAACTCTACCCACATTAGAGCCACTACGTTGAATATCCACAGTAAACTACTGAAGATAACCTTTGGGAAGCTCATCTCATGGGGTTTTTCTAGAAAGTAAAATATAGTTCTGACATGAACGTAGTATAGGAACACGCCAAAGAAATATATTACTGCTGCAAACATAGCATATGGGTCAGTGTACTGCATATTTCTCCTTTAATGTAAACGAATCAGGATCGAACTCTAATTGTCCTGCGTATCCTGTCGGGCCTACTGGCCTATTCTTTGTCACTAGTAGTCTAGTTGTGTTCCTCTCTTCCTTGTCCTCTGACATCTTGTCACGCTGTAGATCAACTACAACTGAGGCACGTTGCTCAATCATACGACAGTACTTTACTTGACCGTCATCGTTAGTGTGTCCAATGGTAACTATACCTACACCTAGCTCTGCTGCAAGCTTAGACAACCTGACTGACAGGTCAGCTAGGAACTGCTCCTTGCCATCCTCACTACCTGAGTTGGCTGAGATGTCCTGTATAGGCTCAAAGAATATGTAGTTAACATCACATGCTTGAGACAGATACCTGATCTGTGTGAGCAAGTTCAGTGGGTCATCCTCATCATTGAGGAAGAACTGGTATAGTCTCTCATCCTTGGTTAGCTTGGTGATAGCTTCCTGCACCAGACTGTCAGCATCCTTGTCCTCGATCAAGTCCTTGCGTGTAAGGTTATCACCTACTTCATAGGATACCAAGCCAAGGATAGACCGTAGCTTAGTCTCTTCCATGTGCCACGTAGCTATCTTGATGTCAGGGTATTGACTGAGTATTCTGTACTCAAGGTAACGCATGAACTCTGTCTTACCTATGCCTGTCTGTGCCTTGAACAGGGTGAAGTGTCCTTGCATCAAGCCTAGACACATCTCATCGAACTCCTGCACACCTGTCTCCACGTAGATGTGGTTCTCTGACTTGTTGTACAAGCCAAGGAATTGATCAGGTGTATTCAGTATGTTAGCAGGTGTATACTTCCTAGCATTGAACCACGCTGACTTGAATGTCTTAGCCTCACCCTCTTGTAAGAACTCATTGGCATCCTTGTACTTGTCAAGCTCCATGCGATAGACCTTGTTAGGGTACAGGCTTGCTATCTTTGCAGCTACTGCATTGCCTTGGTCATCGTGTTCGATAGACAGTATTATCTTATCGAAGGAACTAAGGAACTTGTTTATCTTTTCCCAAAGCTTGTGCGATGGTGTTGACGATGGCAATGACACAACAGGGTTGTCGAACTTAGGATTGTATATCATTTGATAGGCTGACATAGCATCTAGCTCACCCTCAGTGATAGTAATGATCTTACTTGTACCACTGTTCCATAGGTTCATGCCGAACAACTCATCAGTCTTTAGATTCCTAGCACTGAATGTCTTTGGTAGTTGTCTTATCTTTACACCACCCGAAGGGTAGATGTACTCTTGTCTTACTGGTTCACCCTTGCCATCTATGAAAGTCTTGCAGTCGTAGAACTCCATAGTTTCTTTGGTGATGCCACGGTATGCCATGTGCATAGGCTTGACAAACTCTGTGACATTTGATTCTTGTTGTTGCATATCCCAAGATTCCTTGTTGTGTTTGTAAGTTGGATACTCTTCTTCTGCCCAGTTGTCAAGGTCTCGCATCTGCTTTGGGTAAGACCTGTTGCAAGAATGACACTTACCTGCCATAGTTTCTGTGTTGTATGAGAACGCATCACTGCTATCACAATCAGCAGCAGGACATTCTTTGTGGCTCATCCAAGTCATGTTAGTACTCCTTTAGACTTACTCCATACACTTCTACTTTGTAATTGTCAACCTTATTTTTTATTATGTCATCCAAAGTGTCAGTAAGTTGTATGACTTGTTTGTTATCATTAGGGTTTGGTTTGAGTACATCTTGGAACAACTCAACCACAATCTCTCTTATCATTTGTCTTGTTGTATCGTTTATGTACATATCAATCCCTTCCTGCTAGTATTGGTTCATCGGCTAACCCACAGAAACATTCCTGCTCTGTGAGTTCACCTATTCTTTTATGTGCTTTGTTTAGTTGTTCCTGTAACTCACGCACATTAGTTTGTAGTATTTCTATTGTATCAGCCTGAGATACTAACAGCTTCCTGTTCTTCTCGGCTTCCATCTCATCAGGTAACATTTGTTTCTCCTAAAGCTTTCCATGAAAAAGGATATAGGTCTTTCATAACACTGCTTATTTGTTGTGCTATTTCTCGTGTTTCTAGTTGTGTGTCCTCCTTTAATCGTAAGCTACACATCTTAGAGAAAGCATACAGTGATCCACTCCAGTACCACTCAGTGTACATACTCTGAGGCAATACCATACGTGCTTGCTCTGGACAAACGCCTACAACATTTACTAGCCGCATGTAGTAAGCTATTGCCCTTTCTTGTCGTGATGTATAGCTTTCTTCAAGAACATCAACGACACCTTCACTGCCCTGCTTCTTGTCTTCACTTCGTCCACGCCATACGTCAGGCTCATAGAACTCAGGCTCACTGTCTACGTATCGTCTGCTTATCTCATTCCAAGGCATGTACTCATGCTTCTGTAGCTGTCGTGCCACAAAGATAGGAGCCTTGACATGGAACGTAGCAAAGGCATGGTTGAATGGTGACTTGTGTTGGTGCTTGGCTAGGTAGCGTATTAGATTTACATCCTTTTCTTTTAGTATGTACTGACCTTTCTGTCTATCAATACATACCAATTCTGATTGCTTACCAAAGCTAACCCTAGCTGCATTGACAACTGATAGGTCTGAACCCATGTGTTCTATGTACGTTACCTTCATTGTCTTGTGTCCACTTCTAGACAGGCAAGCATTTCTGAACTGGTGCTGACAAGTATGACAGCTTTCTTCAATGCCTCCTGACAGTCTGTTTCTTTGGTGAACGTGCCTAGCTGATAGTGTTCTACACCTTGGCTAGTCACTAGTTGCATCCACACTAGTATCCACATCATCTGTGTTCTCCTTAAATTTATCTCTTGCTACACCTGTATCCTCAGATAGTTTATCAGCTATAGCCTTTGCTAGTTCTTTATCACCGCAATCAATTATTATTTCCATTAGTCTATCCTTTCACGTTTATTTTTCCAGAATGTTGAAGGTTCTATACGTACGTAATCGAGCTTAGGTTCTTTGAACATACCAAGTATGTCCTCACAATAACTACTCTGGTTACCTACTGTTGCTGTTACTTTTTCTTTTGTTTCATCAGAATACTTTACTATTACATCATAAAACATTTATTTTCTCCTTGACAAATCAGAAAACCTTGGTATAATAGGGCTGTCGTTAGACAGGGTACTATTAGAAGTTAGGATACCAAAGCTCTCCATCATCCATCTGTTGTTTTATTTGTTCCTTCTCAGGTAAGAACAAGGC